TACATCAATTGAACTTTTTAGACCACAAAGATAAGTCAAAGAACGCTTTAATCAATTATTCGATATAAACTCTATTATAGAAAAGAAGATTTTGAGACTATTGAATCATTCTCAAAGAGAGTATATGAGACAGCAAAGAGATATAGAAGTTCTTTGCACTTTACACCGCAAGAAAGCTATCATGTACTAACTATACTCGCAAAATATTATAATGAAAGCGCGTCTGATATTCTTTCTGCTATAAGAGATATTGAATTTAGATGTGCTTCAAGAAAGTATAGAATACAATGGGTGAAGTGTTTGAGCGAGCATTATTTGGTGATAGATAAAAGATAAGTTTAACCAGCAGGGCGAAAGCCCTGCGCAATATAGAAGATTATGAAACGGTATTATTTAGAGCTTAACGGTGTATTTGTGAAAGATTCTAATTCTCTTAAAATTATAACAAGACATTATGAAAATTACCGTAAAAAGTATAAAGACGGTTTAATAGGTGTCTATGACAAACAAACAGGTGAATATATATTTTGATTATTTTAAGTCCTAATCCGGTAGCTTCCGGGCACCACAATATACACGATTATGAAAGCGGATTTAGTTTTAGTTATCAGCCCTGAAGCCCCACTGATGAAGCAATTGGGCAAAGTATTGGGTAAGTTATGTAGTATGTGCGATTTTACCACCATAGAGAGGGGTGAAAAGTACATCACCATACAGCATGATGAAACAGGGCTTGTAGTGGCTTACACGAGTGAAGAAAAATTGAATGTGAAACATTAAATATTGATTATTATGAACTCAATAAACGAAAACGGTTGCAGCGTATGCCAGCCTGGCAAAGAGAATTACACTACCTACAACACCAGGTTGAGAGGTAAAAGAGTGAGAATGTACCAGTACGACTACCGTACTGAAAGTGGTGAACTCTTTGCTTGTTGTGCGCCTACCTTAGAGGCGTGTAGAGAAAGACGGGACAAGTGGTTTAGTTCACGACAATAAGCCGATTGTCGTGTATAACGATTGAAGATATTTCGTTATCTTTGATTGTGGTAGTACCTTTGGGGTACTATCGCGGGGTGTAGCAGTGGTAGCTTTTCACTTTGACTTGGTGAAGGTCGGTTGTTCGATTCAGCCCCCCGCAACTATTGAGTATTAATTTAAATTTGACACGATTATGAACATTCTTACATTAAGCATCAAACAGAAGTATTTCGATGAAATCTTGGCAGGCAAGAAAAACCACGAATACCGTGAAATCAGACCAACCAACGCTAAGAAATATATCACTTACCTATGTGGCGGTAAAGAATATCCGGCTGATGCAGAACTGCCTGAAGAGGGTGAAATAGAATTAAAGCCTATCAAGTACGATGCAATCAAGCTTCTGACAGGTGCATATACAGGTAAACGTCCTTATATTATCGTTGAAGTGAAAGCAGCAGAAGCTGTTATTCTCACAGATAAAAACGGTAATGATATTGTTTACGAACATCAAGGCGAAGAATATCTTGCTGCACAAATGGATTATACTTTGGGCAAGATATTAGAAAAACATATAGATTGATTTGTTTAACTTTTAAAATTAGAAAGCAGAGTCGCAAGAAGAATTAACAGAGTAGCCGGGCCTCGCAGAAATATGAACGGTGCCGGGGCTGGTGGTAGATTGGTTGCCAGACGTGGCGGTGAAGCTGGTACATCACAGTTGGGGTCACGCAGACAGCGTTATAGTGACCTTCGTACTTCATTTGGTTTAAGTGGTGGTTAGCTATGAGCAAGGTAGAACAAGCGAACCGGTATATAGACCTCATTCGGGTAAAATCGAATGAGGCTTTACTGTTTTTATCACTTGGTAAGGATTCGCTTGTTCTGCTTGATTTAATCTATCCAAAGTTTGACCGGATTGTTTGCGTGTTCATGTACTTTGTCAAGAATTTGGAGCATATTAACCGTTGGATAAACTGGACTAAAGCCAAGTATCCGAAGATAGAGTTTGTTCAAGTACCACATTGGAACCTTACTTATATTCTCCGTGGCGGTATGTATTGTGTGCCAAATCCGAAAGTAAAGCTATTGAAGTTGGCAGATGTGGTAAAGGCTATGCAGCTTACTCATGGAGTTTATTATACATTCTTAGGCATGAAAAAAGCTGATGGTATGAATCGTAGGCTTATGTTGAAAGGGTATGAGGTAAACGGTTACGAGAATAACGGTATGGTTTATCCTTTGGCTGATTGGACACAAAAGGATATACTTGCTTACATGAAGCAACACAATCTACCCGAGCCAGTTCGATATTCATTGAAAGCCAGTTCGGGAGTAGGTTTCAATCTTGATTGTATGCTTTGGATGGAGAAGAATTACCCGCAGGATTTACAGAGAATTTACAAAGTTTTCCCAATGGCTGAAAGAGTGCTTTGGGAGTATCATAATCAACAAAATTAATAGGAGGAATGCCGAGTTAGAAGAAAATCTATTGCACAAATATTTTCACAAAGGGATAGAATATTGGATTCTATAGGAAGAATGGCAACCAATGAACGTGCTCAGAATAGAATATATAGAGTGCGTGGAGCGGCTACAAGATATTCTAAAAATATTGAAAAAATAACTGGAAATGTTCCCGGAATGGCCTTTAAACGATTTACGAATAGGCAATACATGGGTCTAAGCAACGGCTAATATGGAATTATCAAAATACATAAAGAGTGAATCGGTGGAAATTAATCGTTCTGCCATTCACTTTGCGGATTATAATCCCCGAAAACTATCTGATGAATCACGTAAGACACTGAAACGTGGCATCAAGAAATTCGGATTGGTAGGTGGAATAGTTGTGAATAAGCGTACCGGGCTTACCGTAGTCAGCGGGCACCAGCGTTTGTCTGTCATGGACGAATTGCAAAAGTTTCCCGATAACGACTACCGTATTCGTGTCGATGTCATAGACGTGGACGAGCAGCAGGAAAAGGAGTTAAACATTCTAATGAACAACCCGAATGCACAAGGTACATGGGATTTTGACGCTCTTGCCCGTATTGTTCCTGATATTGACTGGAAAGATGCAGGTCTGACCGATGCTGACTTGAATATGATTGGTGTCGACTATCTTTTGCAGACCGAAGAGGAAAACTCTATTGCGGATGCTTTGTCTGATATGATGGTCCCAGTTTCCGAACAGAAAGAAGCCGATAAAGCCGCCAAGCAGTTGGAACGTGTCGAAAAGGTTGCCCACATGAAAGAGGTCAAACATCAGGTGAAAGAAAACGCACAGAAGCAAGCCGAGAACATGGATGCCTATGTGGTGTTGTCCTTTGATACCTATGAAGCTAAAGCCGCTTTCTGCGAAAGGTTCGGGTATGAACCAGATATGAAGTTTATAAAGGGAGAAGTTTTTGATGAACAAGTAGAAAGAATAGATTAATTATTGGGAGGAAAGCTGAGTTAGAAAGAAAACATATAGCCAGTTATATCAGCAGTCCAGACGAATAATGTACAACGCTGGAAGACAATACGGGTTAGGTTCTGCAAGACAAAGAAACATAAGGGATAGAACGAAATCCATAATGGGAAGATATGCTGAGAAAATAGATAGCTATTTCTCAAAAAGAGGAGTTGATGTCTATGGAAACAAGCCAATTTCTCGCCGTGTCTATATGGGTAACAATAACGGTTAAAATTATGATTGGCGATTTTATACTTTGGATAAGGAATGTTCTAAAGCAAAACCTGTTTTGTGTTCATCATTATGTTTGGAAAGGTAGTGTGATGTTCTCTGAGTTCAGGTATGAACAATGTGAGAAATGTGGAAAATTAAAGAAGTAATATGAGCAATAGTGAATCTCAAAATAGAAAAGGTAAAGGAGGAAGAAAGCCTAAGTTTGATTATACAAGCGAGGAATTTCTTTCTCTCGTGGAATCGTATGCCAAAAAGGGATTCACTGACAAGGAAATTGCTTATGCCATAGGGATTTTGCCTCAAACATTCTGCGAAAAGAAAAGTGAGTACACCGAAATATCCGAAGTCTTAGCGCGTGGGCGTGCGACAATCAATGCCACTGTAAGGGCTAAATTCCTTGCAATGGCGCTTGGTGGCATAAAAACCAAAAGCACCGTGGTAAGAAAGCTCCGTGATTCAGAGGGAAATTTGACAGGTGAGGACGAATTACAAGTTAGCGAAAGTGAGTTAGCACCAAATTTGCAAGCAATGTCCGTTTGGCTGTATCACCATGATGAGGATTGGAGAAAGATTGAACGCAAACAAGATGAAGATGCTGATATTCCAACAGACATAGAGCACGGCATCAACATTGATTCTTGGATTAAAAACAAGCTGAAATGATAGTACCTCAAGAAATTTACCATCCATTATATGAGGATAAGGAAAAATTTATAATTCTTATCACCGGTGGGCGTGGTAGCGGAAAGTCTTTCAATGCTTCTACCTTTATTGAGCGGTTGACTTTTGAAATGACTCCCGTAGAGAAGATTGTGCATCAGATTCTTTACACCCGTTACACGATGGTTTCTGCCGGTATGTCTATCATCCCCGAAATGATGGAGAAGATAGATTTGGACGGTACCACGAAATATTTCAAGACCACAAAGACGGATATAGTCAATAAGATGACTAAGAGCCGTATCATGTTCCGGGGTATCAAGACTTCTTCCGGGAACCAGACAGCAAAACTGAAATCCATTCAAGGCATTACGACTTTCGTCTGCGATGAAGCGGAAGAGTGGACAAGCGAAGATGAGTTCGACAAGATAATGCTCTCCATCCGTAAGAAAGGGATTCAGAACCGGATTATCATCATTATGAATCCTTGCGATTCCAATCACTTCATCTACAAGAAATACATCGAAAACACTCATAAACTGGTAGAGATTGACGGAGTACAAGTACAGGTTTCCACCCATCCGAATGTGCTCCATATCCACACTACGTATTTTGATAACTTGGATAACCTTTCTCCTGAGTTCTTGAAAGAGGTGGAAGATATGAAGGTGAGTAATCCTGAAAAGTATGCTCATGTGGTTATCGGCCGTTGGGCAGACGTGGCGGAAGGTGCTGTGTTCAAGAAGTGGGGAATTGTTGACGAGTTCCCGGCTTGGGCAAAGAAAATTGCTTTCGGGCAAGACT